AACGCCAACAACAGCAAACAAACCATCGCACGAACTTATTTGAGCAAGCCAAGTTTGCTCCAATAGGTTAGTCTGTCAAGATAGGAACCACCAGACCGCTCCAATGCCACAAGATGACAGAGCGACAATCGTAAGACCAGAAATCTTCCACGAACTAAATGCAGTTACCAGAATTCCGAATATCAATAACCCTAAACAAGCCGAACTCGCTTGGTACACTACTCTGGTCTTGGTTTCTTCTTTCGCTTTTAGTTCTGCTTGCAGTTTTAGTGCATTGGCTTCGGACAGTTTCTGGTTTTGTGCCTCTACTGTTGCCCATAGTGCATCCGTTTCTGCATCGACCTTGACGGCTTCAGCACGGTCTTTAGCCACAGCCTTTTCGTCCTTCTCCTTAATGATACGCTGAAACTCAGCAACCTTAACGACTGACGGCTTGCTCAACCCGCTCAGTCTTTGGATTTGCCCTTCAATAATTTCTCTAGGGATTCCAGCAGGGAGGGCAGGAGCGACAGCAACGAGAGCAGAAACAGACTCAGAGACGATTTCTTCGACCTTCGTGATGTACAAGTCTTTTTCATTGTTGTTAGAAATTATGACAGGAGGGGTAGGTTCTACGGTTGAACACCCTGTTAAACTGAAGGTTGCAAAGAGGCATAGAAACACCCCCATTTGGAAACTTTTAAGCCATTTAGTTTGCATAACTTTTTACATATACCAACCAGAATAGTCATACTGGTCTTTTAGCATTTGTAGTTTTTCTTCTTCGGTAGGAAGTCTTTTATTTTCCTTAATAAACGATGATTCCTGCAAGTAACGGTTAGTGTCCATAATACCCTTAACATTTCTATGAGTATCATATGCACCAAAAGTAGCCGCATTTACCATTGGCTCAAGACCTGCACGAAGCCTAATACCAGCACCCATAAGGTCGCTAGGCTCTTTTTTATTTTCTTCATAGTAATCTGTATAATATTGATTTCTTCTCGCAACAGCATCAAATGGTGCAAGTGCCATTTGAAGAAGCGTTAGACCTTTTGCCCCAATACCAAGTGCTTGTTGTCCTCTTGCTTTAAGTATGTCAGAAATCTTAGGTGGACCCCAAACTTCTGTAGTCTGGTTAGGAGTTCCCCTTGGAGCATTTTCTGCTCTATATCTAATTCTTCCTACATCTCTATCTTCTCCAGCCATTGTTCTTGCAAGAAAAGGTCTTGGTTGTGCTTGAGCACCAATAGGTGGACCATCTTTATCACCAAAGAAAACAAATTCTCCATCAGAATTAATATAATATTTTTGAGCGTATTTAGTTGCATCAGCCATAAGTACAGCATTTCTTTCATCTGTAAGCAGTTGGTTTGTCTGCATAATGCGGTCAGAAACTGTCAATTGAGGTCTTAACCATCCTGCTCTAAATTTAATTTTTGCTGGATGATTTCGACTAATAACTTGAGTGTCTACAGGAGTAGTATGTCTTTGAAGTTCAGTAGCCAAACCAAGCGTTTCATCAGCAGAGTTATTGCTTACATATCGTGTAAGACCACTAGCAGGGTCATTGTTTCTGTATTTTAAAACAGAAAGCAAAGCCCTATCTCCTTCAAGTTCAGCACCTGCTGTGTTTCTTAAATCCCAATAAGTTTTGTTTAAATTTTTTGCATCTAATCTAAGCCTGTGAGTTGGTTCCCCATCAGCATTCATTCCAGAAAGTTCATAATCACCTCCTGTGTATTGTGGTCTGTAAGGAGTAGTAAAATCAAGTCTTCCTCGGTTAAGTTCGTTAACAACATTTAACTCACCTGCACTATCAATTCTAATACCGCTTAATGTTTCTGGGAACTGTCCCATTCGGTGGGCTGTTGGAACCATTTTGTCCGTAAACTGACTCCAAGGTTTAAGGTGTTTATTTTCCGCTAATCCCCAAGACCAGAAATTCCTAAAAGAAGGAGATGTCATTAAATTAGCCGCTTGTTCCGCTTGGGATGCCCCTGTAAAAATGTATTTTTTAAATTGAGGGATGTCAGCACCTGTGAATACTTGAGGAGCATAAGTACCCGCTCCCATTAACAGGTTCTTTTCTGCATTAGTTTTCTCGTTTGCCATAGTAGTTATTTCGCTTTTTGTATAAATTTTCTCCGCACATACTCAAATAGTTCGGGTGCAATAGAACCAGAAATAGAGCACAATACAGATTTGTACATCGGGTCAATGGAGACCCCATATAGGGCAAAGTAACTGATAACGCCTACAATGCCACCCGCAATGACTTTTCTTGTCCAGACGGCTACCCTATACTCCTCGTTGGTCAAAATGAGCCTAGCAAGCATCCCAAGCCCTCCAAGGATAGCCATAATCCAGCCACCCTTCTTGAAGTCTTCGATGACAGCCTCCATTGATTGATTATCGGGCATTGCTTTTGCCTTTCTTATCAAACTCTTTTGCAAAAATTTCATCCACAGCATCCTGCTCGTGATGATATTGACCAATGTAAGCGGACGCTGAGTTAAACAACTTGAAAATCTGGTTACCGTTTTCTTTTGTGCGGATAATCTGATAGCCAAGTTTGTTGCGGATGATTTGCCAGTTCTGATAGTTCTGACCTTCAACCTGCACATTTTCAATGGCTTCAAAGTTGCTAATGTCTGAAAGTTTCTGTTCGTTTGGCGTAGGCTGGGGGAGAACAGGCGGGTCTCCAGCACTTGCAGGGGGAGGGTCTGCAACGGACGGAGAGTTAGGGTCTACCGCTGGGGCTACAGGTCTATCCCTGCTTGTCCAACGCATATGTCCATCTATGGTGTACGAAAGGTCAAAGTACTCAGACAGTTTGCTTACCATACTGGGAGTAATCACTTTTTTCTTTTCAATAGGCTGTCCATTCTTGTTAATCACAAAGTAAGCAAGTTCACCAAAGTCCTGCATCTGACCAGCAATTCTTTTAAGGGTGCTAGAGTGCTCTGGCTTACCGCCAGACTTTTCATAGACATCAATTACATCCTTAGCAAAAGCAGGGACAGAGGCTAGTGAGCCTAAGATAAACCCTTTGTTTTCTTTAGAGTAAGGAATTATTGTGCCAAGCACCTTAACAGGGCTGAAGTCATTCTGACCCCCAGTAATTAAACTCTGAGCGTGGCGAAGTTTAACAACATCATCTTCAATGAAGTGAGCCATAACCCTTGCTTGGGTAATGTCTGTGAAACATCCAATTTCAGAGGTAGGAATCTCAAGGAGTTTAGCACCATCAACACCGACAAACGACTCACCCTTAAAGTATAGTTTGTATCTGAATGCGGACTTTCCGTCCTTCTGCTTGCCGTGCGGTTCTCTTCTGATGATGTATCTTCCGTCATTAGAGTACCTCAAAGAGTCTGCCTTGGTAGCAATGTCTCCATCAACCCAGTCTAGGTTTCCAAAATGAACTCCAGAATCAGTTAAGGACAAAAGATGTTCCTTAGCAAAAGTCCTAGTTGCAATAAAGTTAGTTACCTCTGACTTGTATCTAGCAATTGAAATTTCTACAGCCAGAGTCTTGAGCAATAGTTTTTCAACACGCTCGTGTTCAAGTCTGATAGTATCTTTGTCGTGTCCTGTGTAATCCAATGTGCCTTGGTCGGGGAACCAAGGAGTTCTTCCTTGATTCTCAGCATTAATAAGACCTTGAGCACGAGCCATACCTGCATTGTTCTCCAACGCTAGTCGTTCAACAACGCTGGCATTTAAGTTAACTCTTTCATTCAATGGCAACTTCTCATACAAGACCTTGGCATATGGCATCTGGTCAAACATACTTGAGATGTTTCTTCTATCCATAGACTCCTGCAACTGGGCAAGGAAGCCTTCCATCTCAGCAATAGACTGAATGGTCATCTTCTCTGTCTTAAAAGGCTTGGTAGAATCCTTATTCTTTGGGTCAACCGCTTCGTATGACTGAGTACGCTCTGTCAGATAAATAAACCCATTCACATCCTTGGCATCCTGTAGCCAATAGAAAGCCTGTTCAATGTACTCCTTCTTCTGAACAAGTTTACCAATTTCTTCTGGAGACATCCCTTTAATTCTGTCTTGGAATTGAGCCTCCGTAATCCCTTCAAGGCGAATGTATGCATTGACTTGGTCCTGCCTTCTTCCAAGCACTAGGTCTAAAGCATCCTCCACAAACCTAGTAACAAGAGCCTTTCTGTTGGCTGGCAGGTCAAGGTTGTCTAGAATGCCAGACCTAAGCCGTTGAAGTGCTGACCAATGCTGTTGATTAATAGTCTCTAACTTTGACTGAGGAATGGTGTACACATCATTAGGAACCAGCATCTTAATGAGAAGGGCATCCTCCGCAGAGATAGGCTTATCTGGGTTAGCCATATGGTACTCAGCCTTCATCTGGGCAGAGTGCATATAGTCAGCCAAGGTAGCCAATCTTCTGTCTTTCTCGCCTTTAGCAATGTCCTTTATGACAGGAGAAGATGAGTCTGCAAGCGTCTGTTCCCCACGGTTTGTGAAACCAATCTGCCATTCACTACCACTCCAGTCAAGCGGATGCATTGAACCATACAACTCCCAAGACACCTTGGGAAACGCCAAATAAAGTTGATGTGTTCTAGGATTGTTCGGGCTAACAATAAGACCAGCACCACTATAGCCAAGAGCCTTGGCTCGCTCTTCATACTTTTGAACAAACTGGTTGTAGCCCTTTGCTCTTTCTTCAGCGTGTGCTTTCTTTTCAATCAAAGACCTTTCACGCTGAATCAGATAGGCATCCATATTGAACCTGCGTTGAATAAGTTCATCAATTACCTTTTGGTAATGAGGGTTAGTATACTTAGCAATCTGTATTGGACTGATTTCAACATCTGGCTTACCAACTTCGTGCAAGGGCATTGTCCATCCCTCTGGAGTTTCAACAACGCCAATGTCTTTTAGTAATTTTCTAATTGGTTCTGCTCTAGCATTAAGGGAATCAAGTTTCTGTTTTAATATGCCCTGTTGTATTCTGATTTTCTTTACTTGTTCACGCTTTGATTGGGATAGTCCTCTGTTATTATTTCTAATAATTTTATTTCTTTCCACCGCATTGGTTGCGGTTAGGTCTGGAACTGGAACTGTAGGAGGGATGATTTGCTGGGCTTCAGCATTGAGTTCATCTATCATTGTTTGAACCTCATCCATCTGAGTTACCAATCTTTCAAGGGCTGGGTTGTTTTGTCTAAACTGCTCAACCTTGTCCTTGTAATTAGTTACATCAAGTGTCTGGTTTATTCTGGCTTCAAGAGGTTTGATTTCTCTATTAATGTCAAAAATTCTGGTCTCCAGATGCTTTCGCTGTGCATCAACTGAAGCAATGTCACTAGCCTTCTCTCCCTTTAATTGCATTTCGTGTGCCTTAAACTCTAGAGCGTCAACTTGAGCAAAAAGTCTTTGCACTTCCGCATAAAGGTTTTCAATCTTTACTTGCGTCTGAACTAGGTCTCTTCCCTCTGCACCAATTTCGGTAAGCCAGATTTCTTCCTTGATGTTTTTGATAAACTTTTCGTCTACTTGAAGAGGGCTTAACGAGCCTTCTTGTTTATCAAGTGAATGCTGGTCTCTAAGTTCTTGAAACTTCTTTCTGTTAACAGGGTCTGTTATCCACGACTGTTCGTGTTTAGTAAACCTGTGGTCTTTTTGTATAAAATTAAGTTCTTCAATTAGGTCAAACTCTGCATTGCTTCTGACTCTTTCCATTCCAGCGTTAAGTAAGTCATCATACAGAAGACCTCTCTCCCTGTTAGCCTCTCTTAGGGCTTCTTGTACCAGCAACTTAATGTCCTTTGGTCGTGCTTGAATTGGTCCACGCCAAGAAGCATCTCTGTTTTTTAGCACAGGCTGTCCGTTTTTCTCTTCAAGAACTTCTAACGCAAGTTTAGGAAATTTCTTCTCATTAATTTTAACCCACTTAGTGAAACTAGGAAGTTCCATAGTGTATCCGTGCCTTCTTGAAGCCTCCTTTTCAGTATAATACAACTCTGTCAGTTGCCATTCTGCGTTAGACATTCCTTCTGGACGAACAGGGCGTGGCTCTGGCTTGCTCTGTAGTTTTTCTGCACGAGCAATAAGAGTATTGATTCTCTCTAGCGAACCAGAAGTCATACCCCTCCAGTTATCTTCAATGGTAAGAATGCCCTCTACGAATGCAGTTTGCATCTCAGTAAGGGTAACAAACGATTGTTTCTTTCCAGCAACTCCTTCTGTGTCTGCAAGAAACCTTGGAGCCATAGCCTTAGCACCAACAAATCCTTGAAGACTCTTTAAATTAATAACCTTCTTGTAAGGGTTGCCACTCTCGTCTCCTTCTTGAATTGAAAACAAACCGTCAATCCATTTGTTGGTAACCTTTTTACCAGAAGCCTCTGCGTACTGTCTTACAAGGAACTTAAGTTTGTCCTTAATGGTAGCAACATTGTCTTTGTCTGCATCTAAAAGAGTTTGAAGGTCTTGTGCGTGTTTTTCTTTAACGCCAAGGTCGGCTAATTGTTTCTGATATTCACCACGCAGTCTCTGTGCGTAAGACTGAGCGGTTTCCCCCTGTTGCATAGGAAGGGTTGTGTCTAGCCAGTTCTGAGTGTCGTAAGGGTTTCCATCCTCATCCTTTCCAAGGAAGGATGCTCTTTCATACCAAGCCTGTTGTAGGGCATCAGAATATTTATCTAGTTCTGGGAATGCACCTAACTTATTTAACGCTACTTCAAGGGCATAGACCTTATTCTGTGCGTTAGTTACATTCTGTTTTCTGTTCTTTAAATCCTTAGAGACTTGCTCGCCAACTTCCTTGTACACCTGTGCAGGTGTGTAGTCTTCATCAGAGTACACCTCTTTACCAAAGGCATCCTTTTGTTTTCTGAGTTCTCTGTATTTCTTTTCAAACAGTTCACGAACTACGCTCTGTGTTTCTTCAAGTTCTTTTTGAAGTTCTTTAATCTTAGAAAGAGTATCAGTATTGACCCTTTTGCCAGCCACCATCTTGAAGCCTTTTAAGACTCCCTCAATTCTTTCTTTTTCTCTTTGTTTGTATTGCTGAATCTTGTAATGATGGTCTCGGTAAATTTCTTTGATGTAACTTTCAAAAGCCTTTCTAGGCAGAGTGCCTTGCTTCAAGTCAGCAATAGCCTTGCTCATATCCATAATGGTAGATGCCGTGCTAACAACATTAACTGCACCATCTCCATCTAGGTGTAGAACAACACCTCTGTCTGTTCTTTGTTTACCCTTAAGTGCGGTGATTTTTTCACGCAGTTTAACTAGTTCATCAAGGGTTGCCTTTTTCTTTTGAACTACCGTTTTGCCCTTCTCGGTTTTAACCTTTTTGGCAACAACTCCATTAGCCAAATCTCTTTCAAGGCTTGCAATCATTTCAGAGGCAGGGACTTTAGAATCTTTAAACTCAACCTCATCGGTGTGATGAGACATTGGTGCGTCATTCTCAGAAATTCTTACTGCAACAAAATATTCCCCCTGCTTGTATAGGGCAAAGTTATCAAAAGTACTACTGCCAATAACATAGGTCTGAGACTCTTGACCCCCTATTGTTTGTAGGTATTTAGAAAGAATGTAACTCTTAGTCGGACCTTTAACTTCACCAAAATTCCTAGACAAAGCCAATGCTGGCTGTCTTTTGTTTACCATATGAGTAGCCTCTTTTAGGAAATTCTTAATAAGAGTTTGTCTGCGTACCGCCGCATCTACTGTTTTGCCAAATCCACCTATCTGTTCTTTTGTAAGAGGCTGAGAGATAATAACCTCACCAGTTCTAATGTCTCTCAAGGTAAGTGCAGAGTCATTCAGACTAGTGCCTTCTTCTACTACCTTAAAATGAGTGCCTTCAAAATGCCAAATATTAAAAGCATCTAGTTTTTTCAAGGTGTCACCTTTACCTACCCATAAATGAAAGCCAGTAGTATTTCTGCCACTTTCGTGTACCCAATTGATACCTTCAAACCCTCCATCTTCTAGTTCCTTTAAAGCCTTAAGCAGGTTTTCTTTAACTACCCTTGCGGTATCAATAACAACATCTTTACCCAGAATGCCACCATCGTTAATAAGTGAATAGAAAAGTCTTACGCTTTCAGCAATTGCTTCATACGAACCCAGTTTAAGTGTTCCCTTTTTGGCTTGGTCGTAAAGATTTGCTCTAACAAAGTCTGCAATTTCAACATAGGTGTGACCGCTAGTTAGTTTTCCTTTGCTCAAATCTATCTGGATATCTGAAGCAATAAGAGCATCCATTACACGCTCGTGGAATTCTGCCGTAACCATACCCTTAATATTGTCAGCGTGATGTCTAAACAATGCACGAGTAACTTCTGCTTCTTTCTTAATGTCTCTGTAGATGTTGTTAGTTTTAAGCAACTGGCTTCTTTCACCTGCACCCATATTGCTTGTTCGAAGAGTCTCAAAGAGGAACGCTTTAGTTTTTTCAGCAAAGGCAACACGCATTGCCTTTTCATCAATGATACTCATTGAACCCTTGTCACCATTGTCTACTTGTTTAGCCAACTGCTGGTCTAGGAGGAAGAAGATATCCTTCTGAACATCGTCAAACTTCTTGTAGAACTTTTTGACACCTCCGTGCTTACCAAACAACTCATTTAGAATGCTTTGGTTTTCTTCTGACTGAAGCCACTCTGCTGTCTTGCCAGTCTTAACAGCCTCAAGGTATTGAGGGATGGCTTTAAAAATCTGGTAATCTCTTTCGCTCATTTCTGCAATGTGCGACAGCATAGGAATGCCACTTTCTTCAATCTTTGCTTTTGTAAGATGACCCTTTCTGAATCTAGCAAGAACTGTGTCTCTTATCTTGAGTACATTCTTGTGGTAATCCTTACCGCCAACTGTGCCTTTAAGAGCACTCTCAACTACGCCATTTTTGCTAACTCCAAGAAGTGCAATATCAGCAATTTCACCAAGGACTTTGTTAGAAACAATATGAGGAAACTGCTTTCTTAAAGCACTAATTGTGTACGCTCTAAGTTGCTTTGCAATTGCAAGCCGTTGTTCTGGGTTAAACTTTTCAGCATTCTGCTTGGCAGTTAACTCTCCAACCTTGTCTAGTTGTTCTTGCACAAGAAGGTCTAAGCCTTCTTCGGTAATACGCCTAGGATTTTCAATAATAGAAACACCATCATTTGCTACAACCCAATTTAAGAACGCCTCATTAATCTTAGTCGTATCAGATAGACCTCTGATTTTCTGTTCAAGTACTTCAGAGATAGTCTTAGGAGGATTGTTTGTCTGACCAGCGGAATTCTTTGGCTTCTTGGCAGGACTAAACGCAAAGTAATTAGCCTCTGCTCTTCTAGACACATTTTCAATAAAACGATTGTTATCAAGCAAGCCTACAGCAGAACTTGTAATTTCAGAAATTGGATTATGATACTGGTATTCAATAGATTGAACTCCGTACTTCTTCATAAACTTTACAGTCTCTGGAGTAAACAGCCATAGGTCATAATCAAATCCATCTTGTGCAAATGCGTCTGTCTTAGAGTTAAACAACTCTCCAATCTTAACTCCTTCACCTGTTTCAAGAGTAAGCAGTTCGGCAAGAATAGTCTTCTTGTCCATACCAGACAAGTTGGCAATTCTGTCTACAAGCACTCCAATAACAGCCTCAACAGGGGAATTAGAATGGATGTCGCTGATGTCAATGTGTCGCTGAGTATCAATATACCCTGTCTTCATTGAGCCATTGCTTACCATTGACGCTTGACCCATATCTGGGGTGTAATGCAACCAGCCAGTTGGGGAGTAGTACTCTCCACCTCTTGCTCCAAATCTTTCAGCAAGACCTTCGCTTACATAGTCGTAAACAGAAGACTCTTTAATTCTGGTGTGAGTAGAAAGTGGCTTGTTTAAAGTGTACACAGAAAGGACTTCTCCGTCCTTGTTTCTATAAACGCTATTAGCAAGAGCAGATGATTCAGAACCAGACAGCGGATTGCCTTCGTGGTCTCGTTTAGACTTTGCAGGGCTATGGTTGTACTGGCTTCTGACATAGGCAGAATTCCAATCTACACCAAAACCTTCTCCAGCCCTTACCTTGATTGAACCCATTCGTCTAATGTTCATATCAAACACGACATCTGGCAGTTCAATCTTTCCCGCCTTAGATGCTAATGCATAACCGCTCTGTTGGAGTTTGTGTCTAGGATTGGAATGTTCTCCTGTACGAACCATTTCCTTTGTAGGATGGAATCCAATTACAGCGTTAACAATGGTTCGCATATGACCAGCATCTCTTGGTCCAACTGCACCATTCTTCATAAACATCTTAATACCCGCTTCAGCCATTTCGCTGTTAGAGTAATGAGTCAACATATCCTTGATTGCTTGATAAAGAGAAGCCTTAGTTTCAAATAGTTTTCTGACAGTCTTCCAGCCAACACCTGCTTCATTCCAATTATTCCAAGCGTAATCAATGCGAGCCAACAGAGCATCGTGGTCAATTGATTTTACAAGAATTTCAGCATTACCAACTTCAATTTCAAACTCTCCATCCACCATTTTTTTGGTTCTTCCAAAGTAAAGATTGATTTCAACAGGAATAAAGTTGGTGTGCCTAATTTCATTGTTGGCAAAAACTCTTGAGCCATCATCTTCTTCTCTTTCTCTTGCAATGTATTCAGTCTTTGCAATGTTAGACACATTCTTTCCAAACACACCTTCTCTTGCCATTTCAATAATGGTGTTAAGTTGTGCAAACCGTGCTACCGTGTTGGCTGGTAGGTAGTCAGAAAGGATTTTAAGTTCTGCGGTAGTTGCCTTGCCTGTAAGCCTAATACGAGGGTTACCCTCCCAGACGCTTTCCCAAAACTTCTTTCGCTTGTCTTGAGACCATTGACCAGCACCACTTAAATCATCTCCAGCAACAGATTCTGCTTCTGGAATTGCGGAACCAACATCTTCATCTAGACCCATCTCACGCTTAGGAGTACGCCAATGCTCTCTTAGGTCATCTCTATTAGGCAGTCTGTTAAACTTAGGCTTACCTCCATCGGCTGGCTTAGGCTTCTTTTCTTTCTTTGGCTTTGAATAACTGAATCGTTCTACATCTTTTCCGTCAGCGTTTTTTCCAATAACCGTAATCTTAAGTCCCTTGTCGGCAATGGGCTGTTCCAGAAGTGCTCTTACTACGCCCTTCAAGGCAACAGCAGATTCTGCTTCAAGAACCTTTTCTGAAGTTCTGACTGCCGTGCCGTCAGCGTTGGTTGTCCAAAGATGTTCTAACTGACTGGCTACGCCAATTTCAATGCCTTTTGATTTTCTAGAATTAACCTTCCATCCTTGATACATATCCTTTGAAGCCCTCTGAACAAAGTGTTGCATCAACTTTTCAAGTTTCGGGATACGAACTCTTTGACCTGTGTTCTGGTCAATAAAGAAATGGTCAATGTTTCTACCAAAGTTAAATCTAGCACCAGCCTGTGTAAGGTCAGAGTACATAGTGTTGTGGTACGCATCCTTGGCTAGTTGAATGGCGTTTCTAACAACACCAAGGTCTCCACCCTTAAGTAGGAAATCAATAGGCTTATCTTCAATGTATCTGTTCCAATAGGAAGCAAGGAACTCTTCAAAAAGACTGTGCAACTTACCAGTCGTTTCTGTGCCTTGCTTAAAGTTTTGAATTACCTCATCCCAATGAGCACGGACTTTGTCGGAATGACCCTGTTCATTTGTAATCGTACCATTGATATTTTCAAGACCAAGGTAGACTTCTTTAAATTGTTCAAGAAGTGCTACAGCCTTTTCCTTGGGCATTCTAAGCAACGCACCCTTGTGGTCAGAGGTTCCAATTAACGCTTCCATTGCTTGTTGATGAAACTCATCACGATATCTTTCATCCAGCATAAGCGTGTGGAAAAGTTCTTCCTTTACTGCCGACTTTACCGCCCTGTCAGCATTGATAATGGTAACCTTTTCACCGTTCATCTTTTGTCTAAACGCAACACCACCCCACTTGTCTGCGTTTTTCAGCATAAATTGTTCGTATTCAACCCACTCCGCATCTGTCATTCTGCTTTTAATTTCTTTTTCTGTAAGAATAAGTCTGCGAGTATCTCTTGCCAGACGCTCTGAAGAAGCAATGTCAGACATAAGTTCAAGTTTTGCTTTCTCAGCACCCCCCTTGTTGTCAGCATAGTCTCTTTCAATGTTAGTAAACAACTGATGCAAGCCCTGCTGGTTTGCTAGGTCGTAGTGTTGGGTAGCCCAAAGAAACTCTTTCACTACCGTGCTTGGACCACCACCACCAGAGACCGTGTTATGGAACGCACCAATCTGGTGGAACGCACCGCCAAGGACAAATCCAGAACCAAGACCATTATAGAAGCCTTCTTCACCACCAAAGGTAAAGCCAAACGCACCGCCATACATACCAGCGTGAAGCGTTGTCTTTGCAGAGTTAGTACTCCATTCAAGGAACGGAGACCCTGTCTTAGCCCAAGTGCCAGACATAGCCGACACCATAGGGTTTGTAGACTCCATAGCCATTCTTTCAGAAAGTCTCATCCCTTGGAATTTTGGTGCTTCTTTAGCAAGTTTAGCACCAAGTTCTACGGTTTCTGCACCAGCCTGTAGCAACTTAGCACCAGCCCAAACAAGAGAAGTTGTATCCCAAGCAGGAATCTTAACTTGGTTAAATCCAGTAGCAGTCATAGCACCTCTAGTAAGGTCTTCCTTGGCAACAATCTTACCTGTGTCTCCAACAAAAGCCCTAATGCCAAACATTGTGTGAAGGTTTTCAAGCAACTCTTCTTCTACTTTTACAATACCAGACGCAACTCTTCCAGCCTTAGCCCCTGCACCCTTGGCAACGCCTTCAATGCTATTCAAAGACCAATGAGTTACATTAGCCAACTGAGCGTTTAAAGCCAGAATGCTACTTGCTCTGTTGGCTCCCTTAATAAGGGCAGATTCAATACCAAAGTTAGGAGCAACCCAAGATGGGTCTGCCACATAACTAACAGCCATAACAACAGCAGGATTCCACAGGTCAAATTTAACGCCAGCAACCTCAACTTCCTTTGGCAAGAAATAGCCTTTCTGAGTTCGTTCTTCAATTTGCTGTCGTAAATCCAACATCGACATTAGATTAGAATAATACTCTTCATCGCTCTTGCTGGATTTATACAGCAACTTATGGATGAAACTGTCTTCATTGAACTGACCTTCCTTGTACATATAGTACCAGTTAGCAGTTCCCATAATTGCACCTTCAACAAGGGAACCAGCAATCTTTGGAATTTTTAGAGTTACAGCATCACTTGCCAGTTCATAAGCACCCTCGCCCAAATCTGAGGCGGTTTGTGCCATTGCCTGTCCAACCGTGCTGAACATATCCACCTCCCTCTTTGACATAAAATCCCTGTACTTTAGGGCTTCTTTAAAATTAGGTCTTGCTCCAGTAGTTGTAAATCTGGCAATCATTCCAGCAATAGCCTCTCCGTCCATTTCTGTCTGGGCTGGCTCTAGAGCGTCTTCTGTAGGAGTCTCTGGGTCTTCTACTACAGGCTTGGGAGGAATGATAAGACCATACTGTGTGGACAGTCTTTCAAGTTCTTCTGGAGTGGAATAGTTATAATTTTGGGGTTCCATTATTTGGATTTGTTGGTTTCCATCTCACGCTTTCTTAGTTCTTCAAATGTAGGAATACCAGCCTTATCTGCTATCTTCATCAGTTCTTTCATTTCTTCAGCGTGTGCTTTTTCGTCTACTTGTGTATCCATCTTAACGGTAATACCAATGCCAGAACCATTACCAAGAACCTTTAAGGCAACAACTCTCTTCATAGCCTCAACAATCTTAACCATTGTTTCTGGAAGAACATTAGACATAAACGAAGCGTCTGTAACCATCGCAGTAAGTCTTGCATTGTCCTTGTCGGTCTCCTGTCCACTAGCAATAAAGAACTTTCTGTATGTTTGAGCCTGTAAGGAAAGATTTTCATAATCCTTCTGGTATTTAGGCATAAACTTAAACCCAGTTGGGGTTTCCTTAATCATCTTAATCATTTCGCTACCAATTCTGTTAATGTCTACGACTACAGGAATGCCTTCTTGGAAATTATTCAATGCCCCAAGGGGGTCAGCAGACCTAATGTCTGTTACTTTCATACCCTTTGGTGTTGTGACAGTAAACCCTTGTCCCTTTTCGCCAAATCGCTGTCCCTTTGAGTAATGTTCAAGAAGGTTGTTAGCACCACGCATTTTTAACTCAACCTCATTTTTTACTTGTTCTGGAGTAGGAACGCCCAGAAGATTAGCAGGAGTCATTGTTTTACCATCAAGGCTCACAAACTGTTGACCTGTAACTGGGTTAGTGTGAATAGGCATCATTCCGTTTCCGTTTAACAGCAAATGAGTCTGGAAGGAAAACGGCATCGGTTGATTATTCTTTGCAAGTTCTGCTCTTACTTTTTCATACCTTGCTCGCTCCTGCAATAGAGGGTTTATCTGAACTGTCATTTTTTCACTAGGCGTGTACTTTTCTTTTCCAGTAATCTCAATATAGCCTTTATTAAACTCAACTCCTTTAGGCAAAAGACTAAATCCATAATCAGTACTTGTTCTCTGAAAGAACTTCTTGTGCGTTTCAGATTGATTTTCTTTGTTTGGCGTAAAGTTTGTTGCCATCTTATACGCAAAGTTGATGTTGGGAAATGGGTCATCAGCACCCTTTGGAATAAGTTTGTCGTAACTTTCCTGTGTAAGAAGTCCCTGCCCAAGGGCTTCAGAAAGTGTTCCTTTAATAAACTTCCTTGTTGCTTGAGCGTCAATTTCTAGGTTTTCTTTAAGTTCTAGGCTTGGGTTAAAAGGAACTTTAGGGTTACCTGCAAAGAAGTTAGCAACAGCGTGTCTTGGGTAGTCTCCCTGTCTTGCAACAAGTTCTGCTTTCTGTTCTGCTGTAAGCAAATCTGACTTCTTAATACCAGTAGCCTGTAGTGCTTGGTCAATATATGCATTTCCTACTGCCAATGTTCCGTCTGCATTAAAAATGTTGCCTACATCAAGTTCTTGAACCGCTCCATTTCCTGTAATAGTTGCAGTTGTTTCGCTAATATCCAGAGGAGTTTCAGACACTCTTTGAGAAAGTGCCAACTTTGTTTCCATCGCTTTCTCTTTTCGTAGTTCTTCGTTAAATCTGTCTCGTGCTAACGCATTGCCTTCTTCTGCAACTTTAATTCTTCTTCCTTCATTAGTATTAGTAATGTTCTGTTGTTCTTCTTTCTTGAACACATCTTCATTCATTGCCCACGCCTTTAGGTCTTCAGTACTAATACGAGCCAGACCAGCAGACGCAGTTGTCTCTGGGTCTTGCATATTACCACCACCAAGTTTAAAAACCTTCTTAAGAAGTTCGTTACTATGTTGAGGAGTTGTAGGCTTAATTACATAATCCAGTTGTCCAGAGTCACCATTGTCATCATTAGGTTTCTCTTCTTTAGTAAGATACTTTGAAAGACTTTGATACGCTATAGCAGACAGCGTGTTATGCTCGCTCTGGGCTTTTTGATATGTCTCAATAGACTTACCAACACCAGCACCAAACTGCATTATTCCCTTTGCCAAAGTATCTGCACTTGCTTGATACGCTGGCAAGATGTTTGTCAAAGGGACTTGCTCCCCTGTATATTGCGTAAAAGGACTAGGCATAAATTAGTTGCCCCACATTTTTGTACCGCTTAGAGCATTGCCAACACCACCAATAATAGCACCAGTCATAGATGCCTTATTCGCAGCAGTTGCAGTTCTAGCCTGTAGTTCAGCGTTGTAGTTATTGGCGTAAATATTCTGAGCCATCTGAGACTCTGGCTTAACATAAGATGGACCAAGGTTAGTATTCATACCCATAGCGTTACCAGCAATGCCTGTAGGACTGAAGCCCTGCATAATGCCAGCCATCATCGGAGAACCATACTGAGCGTAAGATTGTCCTGCAATATTCTGGTCGGAGCCAAGCACAGCACCAGCAAAGGTTCTGGCTCTATCCTGTCTGCCTTGTGCCATTTGATAGCCATTAAGAACTTCGGACATTACGCCATAGTTGCCACCAGCCATCCCACGCTGAGTAGCCCCAGCCCTAGCCATCTGCGTAGCCAATGTGTTCATTTCTGGAGTAAGGCTAAACCCAGCATCAAGGTCTCCAAACGCCTGTGAGCGGAGCCTGTCTTGAATACCAGCCCCGCCACCAAGACCAGCCTCGTATGCAAGTCTGCTACTTCTAGCAAGAGGCTCCATCGTGTTCTTGTTCATTGACTCAGCATACTGCCCAGCCAACCTAGAAAACGGGTCCATTACCTGCCCATAAAAAGACAGAAGATTCTTGGACTGACCAAGCATCTGCTCCATCTGCATCGCTTGCATCTGCGGAACAATTCTCCGCTCCGCATCCATAATGATGGGAGCCATATCAACTTGAGCACGAATTGTGTCGGTTGCTTCCTTATAATAATCTCTAGGCGGTGGAGCCTGTACTTTTGTTGAACCCATATTAGTTATTTGTTAAATTTATGATTAGGTCTTTTTTGAGTTTTTGCACAATATCTCCTCGTTGTGAAAAGATTTGGCTGTTCTCATCCCCTCTAATCTCTGGGAATCTATTGTCGATTTGACGGCAAATGTTAGCCCTAGCATCTTCATTGTCAACCAAAGCGTCCATAATGAAGTAGTCGTTGTCAACATATGTGTTTCCAGAACATCTGAACACATCTTCAAGGGTTGGAGTTTCTTCCCATCTGCCAATTGGGTAGATGATTACAACTCCGTTGACCTCATTGTTTACCTTATTGATAAACATCCATTCTCTTTCCATCGCCCACTTCAGCCAGTCATCAAGATAGTCTAACTGAAAGACAGGGCGTTTGCCGTTGTCTTTGTTCTCGTAGACAAATCTACAAGTGCTCTTGAAGTCTTCTTCTGTCATTAAGCAGTCTTGAACTTGCTTACAGTTTTGTGAGAAGGAGCAACCGTGGTACAACAGTTAAGTTCAGAGCCACCAGTATTTACTCCACCAAAGTGACAGGCAACCAGTCTGATAGTGTGAGTACCAGCAGGAAGAATAATGTTATAGATGTATGGAGTGACGGTGTATCTAGCGAGTCCAATGCTAAATGTATCTCCAATTGTAGTAGTTGTAGTAACATTGTTTACACTAGAAATTAATTGGCAACCATAACCATAATTGCCAGCACCACCCGCAATATTGTTATACAATGCAGAAACAAGGTTTATCTCCCAAGTCTCTTCATCTGGAACAATAAAATCTTCAGTATAAATAACTTTGCCAAAGTTCATCCAGTTAGAAGACCAAGCCGCAAATCGATAAACGCTGTCCGTTCCAAACAGAGTAACATTACTCAGAGGTGAAGTTATTTTAGAATACAGACCAAAAACAGGAGTGCCTTTAAACTGAACAGTACCTGTAAAGTTACACACACCTTTAGCAGTAAGGGCAGACTCAGTAACAAGATTGCCCATACATTGGGTAACGCCATTAAACTTATTAATTCCGTCTGAATAAAGACCGCCT